ATATCTCGGGGATTTTCTCTGATGCAGACTTTAATATCTCTCGACAATTGATTGAGGTTAAGGGTGCTGACGGTAAGGCAATCTCCAAGAACAAACAATACACGAACAACACTCAAACTGTATACCCAGTGTCTATCAATGAAACTTCTAGCATTAACAGAATTCTGCCAGAGGTTATTGCACAGTTTACTAAAGACTCGATTCCCACTGCTTTCGTAACTCCACAAGAGAAAGCGAAGACAGCACTTGCTGTAAAGTTCAACCTGATTGATATGTGGCGTACACGTGAAGAGTTCCAAGTGCTGGACATTATCGACAACTCTGTTGTTGAGGAATTCAGTCCCTGTGTCTTCACTAACATCACATTTAGAGAAGATGAATCAACTGGTGAAGGTGTGTTCCCGCAGATGACAATTGAGCAAGTGACTTTCACAGACTTGCAAGAAATCAGTGTTAAGGTGAAGACCTCCAACAAAGGTCGCAAAACTGGCAGCATCACCAAGAAGACTGGTGCTCAAGCTCAGGCTGCACCTGACCATACACCTAAAACATACACTAAAGAATCGAGCAGTTCGTGGAAGGCTCCCACAGGCGCCTAACTAAGAGGATAAACAATGACTACTACAGTATCTATTGAAATGCCTCTGTATTCTGATTTGAAGTACCGCTACGGACTGGCTCTTGAGGGCCAGTCTTTGCAGTTCACATTCTACTGGAATACAAGATGCTCTCAGTGGCACATGGATATGAGGAAAGAAGACCAGACGCCAGTGTTGCTGGGCTACGCACTGGTTCCTCAATACCCAATGGCAGTTGACTACAACTTGGAAGACGTTGGCCTAACTGGTTACTTCCTGTTGCTTCCAGTCAACGCCACTATCTCCAGCAAAATTACTGAAGAATCCAGCATCATGCCTGAGTTCTTCAATCTCTTTTACGTCTACAATACGGAGTGATATATGGCACAGAAGGATAGAGTATTCTCCTTGAAAATTGGAGATTACCAAACAGGTAATGGCCTGTTGATTGAACACCCTCTTAGGGATGGTGACGGCAATCTTTATGACAACGTTTGGCAAATCACTTTCGATGTTTCCAAGAGTGCTGACAACAAACGTAACAACGGCAACTCGGCTGCAATCGAGATTTACAATCTATCCGACTCCCAGATTCAACTCCTTGAGAGCGACTACCTTGAGGTAGAGTTCTCTGTTGGTTACAGAGATTCCGGTGCTCACACAATCGTTGTGGGCAACGTGACTGAAACTTCTACAGTGAAGAGTGGTAACGACTACATCACACAACTGAGGATCGGAGAAGGATACACAGCACTCAACCATGAACAACTTTCTAAAATGGTGAGCCCCGGTAAGACAGTGGGCGATGTGCTTGAAGAGATTCGTGAACAGATGCCGGGTGTTAGTCGTGGTGCTTACACTGGAACAAACCTGAATAACCCAATCGTATTCGGCTGGCGTTTGAAAGGAAGCCCACGTGAAATGCTGATGAAGCTTTGCGAGGCAAACAACCTAGAATACAACATCAATGCTGGTGTACTGAACGTCTCGGAAGAGAACGGACTTCTGACCAAGGATACACAACTAGCCCCTGTTCTGAATGAACACACAGGATTGATTGACCTTCCATTCTATACGTCTGAAACAGGGCGTAAGCCTAAGAAGGATAAGAAGCGTCGTCGTGGCGTACAGTTTAGAGCATTGCTGAACACTGACATTGTTCCCGGTAAAATCGTGAAGCTTGAGTCTAAATGGATCACTGGATTTTATCGTGTGAACACTGCCCGATTCTCTGGAGACTTCCGTGGGAACGACTGGTATGTCGAGTGCTTCTGTTCTGAAATTCAAGCGGAGGACTTGGTATGATTTTTGAAGATTTGATGGACATTATCCGAACACAACACAAGATTGACATGGCAGATATCCATACAGCCATTCCTTGTAAAGTGGTTAATGTCTATAGCAATAACCAACAACAGAAGGTGGATGTTCTTCCTTCGATTGACAACCTGATGAAAGATGGCTCTGGTGAACCGGGTATGCAAATCCTTGGTGTCCCAATTATCTTTCCGGGTAGTTCTGCAACACTAATCAGCTTCCCAATTAATCCGGGTGACACTGTAATGTGTATCTTCTCCCAACGATCTATGGACAACTTCAAGATCGGCAACGGAGAACCAACAACAGCAAACGACTATCGTAAATTCAGTGACCAAGATGCTGTCGCCATTCCCGGCTTGTTCCCATTCGGTAAGAGTTTGAACAACCCACAGACACGTAAGTTTGCACACGACTCCAACCGTGATCTGTGTATCGCCCATAACATTGGCTCTGGCACAGAAGTAAACATCATGCTTAAACAGTCTGGTGACATGATCATCAACACTGAAATGGCTGTGACAGTCAACTGCAAGACTGGTGTGATGAATGCCACTGAGTCTTATACAATCAATACCCCAACAATGAACATCAACGCTGATACCACAAACTGGGTTGGAGATATTATCCAAAGCGGAAACTACAACCAGACAGGCAACTACACAATGACTGGCGTTGCAACCTTCAACGGTATCGACTTCGCTACCCACAAACACTTGGGCGTTACTCCGGGGTCTGGTACTTCTGGCATCGCTACAGCGTAAGGAGACACAATGGACTTGCTACTTAACACAGACACTGGCGACCTTGTATTCATCAATGGTCAATGCCCAGTTACACAACTACAAGCAGACGTTGTTGCCCAGCGTCTGCGTATCACGCTTTACACATTCTACGGTGAGTGGTTCTTGGACGATACGATTGGTGTTCCATACATCCAACAAATCTTCACCAAGGTGAGTAAGAAGAGTACGGTTGATTTGATTTTCCAAGGAATCATTTCTGCTGATCCGGGTGTTATCGAAATCTTGAGTTTCACTTCTAGCATCAGTCCACAGCGTGGTTACACAATGACATTCTCGGTAAGGGTTGCTGACAACACAGAATCCCTGCCAATCACACTTTCTATCGGAGGTTCTTAATGGCCGGTCTTTCTCGCCAAGGTCTTGAAATCAAAACGCTGGATGACGTTCTGACAGATTACAAGACAACTGCTGCATCCATCTTCTCTGACTTGGTTCCTGCTGGTGACGTTGTTGACGTAACTGACAACGGTGCCCTTGGTCGTATGATCGGTGTTATCGCTCCTGCCGAGGCATCCCTCTGGGAGGCGCTACAACAGGTCTTTGACAGCTTTAACCCAACAACTGCTATCGGTGTGGCACTGGATAACATCATCGCCCTGAGCGGTATTACACGCCTTCCAGCACAAGCAACACGTGCTCAAGTAATCCTTGAAGGTAGTTTGAACACTATCGTAAGCTCCCCACAAGGTAAAGCCTACAGCTCCAGTACCCAACGTGTATTCTCCATCCTGAATCCAGTGACACTTAATCTGCTGTCTGCTTCTGGTATTGGTGTTTATCCAACTATCGTTGCGGATAGCACAGTGTATAGATTCAGCTACAGCACGGATGGTGTAAACTTCCTTGATGCTGAGTACACATCGCCAGCGTCTGGAACAACTGCCCAAGTGATTCTTGACGGAGTGCAACAAAAAGTTGAAGATTTGTTCTCTGCCACCTTTACAACTTACCAAAGTGATGGTAGACTATACATTACTAGGACTGATCCTTTCCAAGTGGCTGACTTCGATGTGAGTGTAAGCTTGCAGGTACAGAAGGTTAGAAAGCTTGGCATCGTTATTGACGATGTGGTTGGACCCTTCCCGCAAGAAGCTCTGGCAATCGACACAATCTCTGTACCCATCGCTGGATGGGATACTGTTATTAACCCTGTGGCTGCGACTACAGGACGTTTGACTGAGACAGATGAAGAGCTTCGTGAACGTTTCCGCAACAGCAAATTCTTCCAATCTCAAAACATCGTAGAAGGTATCCTCGACGCTCTAAGAAACGTCGCAGGCGTTACTGACGTTGTTGTTTATGAGAACGACACTGACGCTGTGGATACTCTCGGTGTTCCGGGTCACAGCTTCTTGCCAATTGTTTTGGGTGGTCTTCCATCTGACATTGGACAGTCTATCTGGGATAACAAGCCAACAGGTATTCCATCTGTAGGAAATACAACCGTTCAGATTGCTGACAGCCAAGGATTCCTTCACAACATTTCTTATAAACAACCAGATGAGGTTCCAATCTACATTACGATGGAGATTGAAGACCTTGGTGGGATGCCGGGTGACGCACCAGCTCAGATCAAACAGAATCTGGTCAACTACTCGGATGCAACTTTGTTCATTGGAACTGACGTAGTTTACTCTCGTCTCTACACGCCAATCAACAGTGTTGGTGGTTTCGCTGTAAACTCTTTGTTCATTGGAACAGCACCAAGCCCAACAGGGACAACCAACATCACAATCGACTTCGATCAGGTTGCTACAATCTCTGCTGAAAACATTATCGTCACACCTGTATAATCGGAGGATTTGTGTCTGAACTCAATCCCTTTGTTGAAGAAGAGTTCCTGAATGTGGCACGTTCGCGTGTCACAGAACAGTTCAAGAACAAACGAATTTATGACAAGTATCTGCAACTCCTGCTCTCGGGTAAAGTTGAGTTGCAAGAAATCATTAGAGACACTATGCAGCTCCGTTCTTTGGACACTGCTGTGGGTGCTCAACTTGACGTTATCGGAGATATTGTAGGACGACCTCGCGGTCTTGTAACCTCTGATATCTTCTACTACTTCGGATTTGAAGGCTCGCCTCAGGGTGAGTCCTTCTCTTCCACAACTGACCCTACCGTTGGTGGTCAGTGGTACTCTCTCGACGCTCCAGTTGGTATTAGCCGACCACCAAGTGACGAAGAATACAGATTGATCCTCAAAGCGAAGATCATCAAGAACCGAACACTCGCAAGACCAGAAGACGTTATTGCCGCTTACAAGTTTTTGTTCGGTACGTCTCAAGTAACTATCACTGAGTTGGCTCCAGCCGAAGTGCGTATTGGTATTGGTAAAATCCTAACCAACGTAGAACGCGGTCTGTTGTTCGACCTTGGTGGTGCTGGTCAACTACTTCCTAAACCTGCTGGTGTTAGTTATGTTTACACAGAATTCCAAGCAGGAAGGGTATTCGCAACAGATGGATTTCCCGGTGGTACTGGTACTGGTGATCTGAATGATCCATCTGTAGGTGGATTCCTGTCTAACCTCATTACATAAAGGAACAACAATGGATATTATTAAATATGATATGACGGACATTTGGGCCGTCGCTGGCGACGTAGTTGCCCCAGATTCTGTTAAAGTAAGAGCAGGTTGGGGTGTTGAAGTTGTTCCTCGTCAATGGTGGAACTGGTTCGAAAACCGTCAAGACAACAACATTGCCTACATGCTTCAAAAAGGTTTCCCTGAGTGGGATGCCACAACTGAATACATTATCAACAAATCCTACGTGCAACGTAACGGTATTGTCTATCGTGCCACTGCTACAAGCACAAACTCTGACCCAATTGCACTGACAAGCTGGGTAAAAGCTTTTGTAGAGTCTGCTCCATATCTGGAACTGCTTAAAGCCCTTTCTGTGTCCAACAACACAATGCCATACATTGATGGTACTGGAGTTGCACAGAACACTGCTACAACAGCCTACGGACGTAGTGTTCTTAACGTAGCTGACGCTGCTGCTGCTCGTACTCTGTTTGCTGCTCAAGTATCTCATGCCAACCTTACTGGTTTGTCTAGCGTGTCTGGCTCTGCCAACAACCTGCCATACTTCACTGGCTCTGGTAACATGGCTGTTACAACCTTCACTGGCTTTGCTCGCTCTCTATTGGATGATGCTGACGCTGCTGCTATGCGTGCAACTCTTGGTGTTTACAGTACAACAGAGTCTGATACAGCACTGACTAACGGGCTTAACACTCGTCAGCCATTGGACGCAACACTGACAGCACTCGCTGGATTGGCAACTGGTGCAAACCAACTTGCGTACTCCACAGGTACTGACACCTTTGCTCAAACACCTTTGACAGTATTCGCACGTTCCATCTTGGACGACGCTGATGCCGTAACTGTTCGTGGTACAATTGGTGCTGACGACGCTGCCAACTTGACAACTGGACTTCTGGCCTTGGCCCGTCTTCCAGCGACTCTGACAGGTAAGAACGCTTCTACAGCAACAGCTTTGGAAACAGCTCGTACAATTCAAGGTGTTTCTTTTAACGGTACAGCGAACATCACACTATCTGTAGTTGATAAAGATAGTGCCACTGGTTCTGCTGCACTTCCTGCTGGTACATCTGCTCAACGTACTGCGTCTCCTGCAAACGGTATGCTTCGTTACAACAGCGAAACGAACGAATTTGAAGGATACCAGAACGGTGCATGGGCTGGTATTGGTGGTGGTACTCCACTGTACACTGTACTTTGGTGGCCTAACCGTGCTTCCATTCCTGCTGGATACATTCCTGCTGATGGACAACTGTTGACACGTACAACTTATCAAGCTGCATTTGCTGGTGTTAACTCTGGAATCCTTCCTGTAGTTTCTGATGCAACATGGTTGGCAACATCTACAAGCCGTGGTTGCTACACTACTGGAGACGGTTCTACAACCTTCCGTATTCCAGATTTGAACGGTAAGACTGCTGGTACAACTGCTGCTCCATTCCTTCGTGGTGATGGTACAAACTCTACAGGTGTTGCTGGTAACTTCCAAGCTTCCGCCAACCTGTCTCACACCCACACATTCCAAAGTGGTGCTGGTGCGATCAAGAACACCTACCCAACTGTCTCGCTTGGTTTCACTGGAACTGGTTATGCCGATGCTGGTAGCCCTGCTGTCCTTCTTGCAAGTGGTGACGTTGAATCCCGTCCAGTTAACGTAACTGGTGTGTTCGTAATCAAGTTGATTGGTGGTGCTTCTGAACTATCGCAAGACGATGCTTCTGTAGCAGTTGCTGCACTTGAAGATAAGCTCCAGTTTGTATCTGGTCGTAACCGCATCATCAATGGCGATGCCCGTGTATCCCAGAAGGTTACCGTAACAGCAAGTGCTGGGGTTAATGCTTATGGTGGTGTTGACCGATTCAGGGCTACAAACGCAGCATCTGCCGGTGGGTCTTTCACACAGTCTCGTACAACCATGACAGTGGACGGTATTGCTAAGCTTGCAGTTCGTCATCAAGTTGTGACAGCTATCGCTAACACTACAGGCTCTAACTACTGGGGAGGTATTAACCAGTTGATTGAAGGGCTTAACTGTTACGATTTTGTAGGTAAGCCAATGGTTGCTTCCTTCATCTTCAATACAAACGTGAGTGGTACATATTCTGTGTCGTTGGCAGACTCTGGTGGTGCTAAGAGTCACGTCTCCACATTTGTTGCGGTTGCTAACACCCCTCGTAGAGTTGAACTGACAACCATAGTGCCAACTGATGCTGTTCTTCCAAATACAACAGCCGCTTCACTACAGATTCGAATTGGTGCAACTAACACTGGCACATACCAAACATCATCTCTCAACGGATGGCAATCTGGTAACTTCATTTCTGCAACTGGGGCCACAAACTGGGCAGGGACCGCTGGTAACTTTATTGAAGTTACAGATTTGCAGATTGAATTGGGAACACAAGCTACTGAGTTTGAGCGTTTGGATATTACAGACCAGATTAATCAATGTAGACGTTACTATACTGTTGTATCTCAAAGTCAACAGTATTACGCTCAATTGGCTTCGATGCCTTGGATTAACTCTTGTGCTCTTCCTGTGGCAATGCGTGTAACGCCAACAGTGAGCCTTCTGGCAGCAGGCTCTATCACTAACGTGTCTACTGGCAACGTGTCTGTTATTAACAACATTGCCTACACACTAGAAATGGTAAACTCTGCTGTCGGTACTGTAGCTTTGGTAGGAAGATTGTATAGCCTAGATGCTGAACTCTAACAGGAGATAATTTATGTATAAACTAAAAAAGGAAGGTGTCATTCACCTTCCAAGTGAAATGTTCATCCCATTCGCAGAAGGTAACAGACACTATGTCCAATACCTTGAATGGCTGGCAGAAGGTAACACTCCTGAACCTGAAATCGGTGAAGCGGAGTTGAATGCCGCTCTTGAACTGGAAGCCCGTGATCTGCGTAACGCTGAACTAGCACGTGCGGATATTATGCTGAACAGAGTTCAAGACGGAGAGACTGGAATCGGAACTCAGAAGGCTTGGCGAGCATATCGTGTAAGCCTTCGCGACTGGCCTTCTACAGAGAGTTTCCCATTGGATGCTCCAGTAGCTCCAGACGCTAAATAATTATAGGGGCTGCGGCCCCTTCTTCTATTGGAGAAACTAAATGGCTAACATTACAAAACCACTTGGCCTAAGCAACGTCTGGGCTGATGGTGGTACAAAGATTGATCCGGGTGCATCCAAGGTCAACATCGGCTGGGTTGTTCAACTTCCACCATACGAATACCAAAACTGGATCGACAACCGTCAAGACCGTGCCATCGCTCACTTCAGCCAGCACGGTGTTCCAGAGTGGGATGGTACAACAGAGTACCAAGGGCTTCTAAGCTACACTCAAGGCTCTGACGGTATCATCTACAAGTGTATTCAAACTAACACCAACAAAGACCCTTCCAACGTATTGAACGACGCCTACTGGGCACGTGCGTTTGAAGACTTCGGCTCTGTTGCTGCTGTACAAGCAGCGTTGAACACACACATCACAAACTACCAGTCTCTGGCTGGAATTGGAAACGTTGCAGGCGCTCGTACAAACCTGTCTGTCTATTCCAAAGTTGAGAGTGACACTCGCTTTGCTGGATTGAACGGGAGTTCGGCTCAAGTATTTGCTGTTGATGTTGCTACACAACCAGAACATGCCGTGCGTCTCGGTCAAGTGAGTAGCTTGCTTACACAAGCAACTGAATCCACACTTGGTGTAGTAAAGCTTGCAACAGCAGGTATTACAGAAACTGGGACAGATGACCTTACAGCTATCACACCGTTGAAAGCTAGTTCGGTATATCTCAAGAAGTCTGGGAACCTGTCTGGACTCGCAAACTACGCAACAGCTCGCACAAACCTTGGCCTCGGCTCTGCTGCTGTTCAGAATATTGGGTTCTTTGCCCAAGCTGCGAATAACCTTGGAGACTTGTCGGATATTGCGTTGGCACGTTCCAACCTTGGACTAACATCTACAGCTACACAACCAGAGACATACTTCCTTCGTGCTGCTCAGAACCTTGCAGACGTGGCTAACGTGTCTCTAGCCAGAACAAACCTTGGACTAACCTCCACAGCCACTACAGCACTCTCTAGCATTCTTCTGAAGGCTGACAACTTGGCAGGTTTGACTAACTTGGCAACGGCACGTAGTAACTTGGGCCTTGGCTCCGCTGCAACACTGGCCAGCAATACTTGGTTGAATCGTACAAACAACCTCAATGACCTAACAAACGTACAGGCAGCTCGTAACAGTCTTGGCCTTGGCTCCGCTGCTACGATGAACGCGATTGGTACTACAGGTAGTTTGGACTTCACTGCTTCTGGTGGAAGCACTGGATGGATGATCCATCCAAATGGGATCATTGAACAATGGGGTCTTTTCAACATGGGCGGTGGAGCAAGTGTGCAACGAGTTAACTTCCCACGTGGGTTCACCTCGGCCTGCTGGAACATCACTATGACTCGATTCGAAGAGGCTTCCAATGAAAGCGGCATGGCAACAGTTAAGTCGTTTGATGCTGGGGGTTTTACATTCCACCACGGGT